GGGCATACAAGATTCAAGTGGTAATAAGTTAATTGCCTCTCACAAGGATTCAATCATCAATCTATCATTGCTACTTGCTGATGGTAAGAAGAGAGCCATAGGTCAGATTGATAAGGTCACAAGAACTCTAAGGCTTGTAAGGTCAAGGTCTAAGCATCTTATGAGAGTCAATAACTCATATGGCATAAACTACTACCTCATTGAGAATGGTCAGACCTTTGACAAGGTTGAGATAGTTGATGAGCAGAATACTTGGGTAGTGCCTAAAGAATATATCATTGAGCATTGCACCACGATGAACTTTAAGACTCAGGGATTTGAACTACAGAAGTTCATATCACTTGATAAACTAAATTCTTATGTAACTTTGTAGCTATGGAAGCACAAGACGAACCAAACAAGGGAGGTAGACCAACTAAGTATAAGGAGGCATTCAATGACCAAGTCTTTGAAATGGCTCTTCTTGGTTTATCAGATAGCCAAATGGCAAACATCTTAGGTATAACTGAACAAACATTAAACAATTGGAAAACCGAACACCCAATGTTTTTTGAGTCGTTAACGCAAGGGAAAGAGAATGCTGACGGCAAAGTAGCAAGGGCAATGTACAAGAGAGCATTGGGTCTTACAATCATTGAGGAGGCATTGACAAAGGATGGTCAGGTAGTTCAGTTGAGAAAAGAACTTCCTCCTGATACACCAGCAGCAAAGCATTGGTTAGCCAATCGACAAAGAAAACTTTGGGCAAACAATGGTGAGTCAACATTCAATACGACTGAGCCACTAATCATTATACGAACTGAGGGAGACAAGGATGAATGAGTTTCAAACTAACCAAGAGGCAGACTACTGCATATGACTTAGCAGTCAATGGAGTCAAGAAGGTTATAGTGTTTGGAGGCGCAATACGTGGAGGTAAGACCTACTGGTTGCTGCTAACACTATCATCACTCTGCTTACTCTATCCCAAGTCAAGATGGGTAATCATTCGTAAGACCTTACCTGACCTGAAGAGGACTACCTTTCCATCATTCTCATCAATACTCAATGATGGATTGTATGAGTATATCAGTTCGTGGAATCGTGAGACCAATGTGGTTACGTTCACCAATGGTTCAGAGTTAATCTTTATGGCTGAGAGTTATGATGATGACAAGGACTTGAATAGGTTCAGAGGACTTGAGGTGAATGGTGCTGGACTTGATGAGGTCAATGAACTACAAGAAGCAACATTCTATAAGGTTCAAGAACGTATAGGTAGTTGGAATAAGGCTATAGGTCAAGTACCCATTGTTTGCCTTGCCACTTGCAATCCAGCCAACAACTGGGTCAAGTCAGTTATCTATGATAGATGGAGGAGTGATACACTACCTGACAAGTGGGCATACATCAACTCACGCATCACAGATAATCCATACATCAGTCAAGAGTATCTTGAGTCATTGAAGGAACTGCCACCAATCCAGTATGCAAGATTCGTAGAGGGTGACTGGGATGTGATGGATGAGGTAAGTAATCCATTCTTGTATGCTTGGGATGACCAAAGGCACATAGATGATTCACTAACTCTCAACCCTCACCTACCAGTATTCGTATCTGTGGATTTCAACATCAACCCACTCTCAGCATTAATCATCCAGCAACACACAACTAAAGGTTGTTCAGTCATTGGTGAGATAAACATTGACAAGGGTAGTATAGATGCATTCTGTGATTACGTGGAAGGATTGAATATACCAAGAGGTATGCTAAGAATAACTGGTGATGCAATGGGCAATGGTAGGAGCATTCAGCAACGTGATAACTCATCAGCCTATACCCAAATCAAAAGAAGGTTACACCTTGCAGATAGTCAGATAATCATACCAGCGAATCCTACCCACTACAATAGTCGAATAGACTGCAACAATGCACTAACTCGTCTTGAGATAAAGGTGAACTCAGTTAGGTGTAAATCATTCGTGTATGATTGTAAACAAGTCCAATGCAATGCTGATGGAGGAATCATTAAGAGCAATCGAAAAAACTTATCAGAGAGAGCAGATTTTCTTGATTGTTTCCGTTACTTTGTGAATTCAATTTTAAAACGATACCTATGAGCATTTGTTCACCTTGTTACGACTCAGGCAGTTATGTTGATGTATGTGCTACTGGTCTCACCTTTGGGGTGGCTGAACCTGACACCTCTTACCTTGTATGCATCCAGTATAAGGCTACTGGTCGCATTCAGACCTTTGTAAGCATTAGTGATGAGTTTGGTAACATTACCATTGAAGGAGTCTTGATTGACCCACTACAAGGCTATACTCTTTGGATAACAACTGATACACCAAATGGTACAAGGCAAGACCTGACCATAGGTGAAGTCACCTATACTTGCATTGATTTCTCAATTGCTGTAAGTGATGTTGAACCATCAATAGTTAACCTGACCAATGAGTAAGCTATCTGCAATCATCAGAGGGTGGTACTACTACCTTACTGCCAACAAGAAGTCAAGGGAACTCAGCAAGGGTAGGACTGCCATATGTAACAACTGCCAACATCGTTACAAGCCACTCAACATATGTAACTCTTGTGGTTGCTTTCTTCCAGCTAAGACAAGGGTAGAGGATGCACAATGCCCTCACGAATACTGGTGAGATATGGCTAACTTCATAATCTTACAATCGACCCTAATTGAATACAACAAGAGTATAGAAGATGAAGCATTACAAGAACTATCTGCAATTGATTTAGGTGACTGCAAGGTGCTGGTCAATGTCAATCATATAATGATGGTGGTAGAGAATCAAGGAACTACAATACTAACCTTGACCAACTTGGATAGGCTGGTCAGCAATAATAACATTGATGAAGTTATACAGAAGATTAATGCCTCACAAGTGGTTGCATCTATTCAATAGATGGAATCAGAAGCAGACCAGTTACAACTTGGTAAAGGTATTCACTAACGATGGTTACGACTACCTACGATTCCCAAAAGAAACGAATATGCCATTGGAAAGGTTTTCAATGTCTATGGCATTACTTGAGCGTTTAAGTTCAGGTATTAGTGGAAGTGAAATGGAAGGCATACTGGAAGGTATGGAGAAGGCATTAGCTGCTGGTCTATCCAATCCAAAGAATGCTGCATTAGTTGCTACCTACATTCACATCATACGTGAACGTCAAGACACCATCATACATCGTGACCTACTACTCAACATTGCAGCCACTTGGTTAATAAGAGATGATGAAGACCCTACAATCATAAACAACGATATTCATAAAGAGAAACTTGATGTGTTTGAAAAGATGTGCAAGGAGGGTTCACACGATTTTTTTACTCGTGTGGCTATAGAGCCGCTAACACCCTTAATGTCTATGTCTCCAGAAGATTTTCAGAAATTATGGGAGTACAACGTACAGGCACAACGCAACCTAATCAAAGCATTGACCCACTTAGATTCTCTCCACGATACAGAGCGAGTGAAACGACCACGAGAATTAAAACTCAAGTGATGACTATTGTTGAGGGTGATGTGGTAGCATACAATCAACTAATGCATAGTGATGTTGATTTATTTATTACTAAATTTGAATCGTTCATAAAATCTCAACAACGTGGCTAAAGTTATAATTGAATATGAAGCACAAGCAGCATCGTTAAAGGCGGTAACTGATACAATCATCAATGCCAATAAGCAGATTAGTGATTCTGCTCAGACATCAGCAAACTTAGCTAATGAAGTTTATAAGTCTTTAGGTAAATCAATATCTTCTGCATTCGCATCTAAAGATGTACAAAAGGCACTTGATGCAAATGTTAAATCAGTTAACTCTTCTAAAGATTCAATTGTTAAATTAAATGAAGAATCTATTAAGTATGCTAAAGCTGGTGCATCATTAGCAAATGGAATAAAAAATACTGGTATTGAAGCATTGAAGGCCAATAAAGAAATTAGCAGTTTGCAACAAACAATATTTACATTAGGCAAGAATAGTAATAATACTGGAGAAAAGTCACAATCATTAAAGGCAAGATTAGCAGAATTAAAAGCACAGATAAGTGCTTTAGATGCGGCTGGTCAATCAGGTAGTGATGCATTTGAGCAATTATCAGTTGAGGCTGGTAAACTTGCTGACCAAGCTGGTGACACACAAGAAAGAATTAGAACATTAGCATCTGACACATTTAAGTTTGATGCAGCCATTGGTGCAGTTAAAGGACTTGCGTCAGTATTTGCAGTTGCTCAAGGTAGTGCTGCTATTTTTGGTATTGAAAGTGAAGACCTTAACAAGTCTATAGCACGAACACAAGCATCAGTAGCATTACTAACTGGATTGCAAGAAATAGCAAATTTAGTAACTGGTCAAGGTGCTACAAAGATTGCCTTACAAAATTTATTCTTAAAAGATAAGGTAGTAGTGACAAATGTTGCTACTGCATCTGTTGTTGCATTAACAACTGCTGAAGAAGGTGCAGCGGTAGCAACATTAGCCACAAAGAAGACTCTTGACTTATTAAAGGTATCTATCGCAGCAACTGGTATAGGTGCATTCGTTCTTTTGTTTGGTGCTTTGTATAAAATATACGAACAGAATGCAGAAGCCAATAAGAAATACAAAGAAGCATTAGACGAATCAGAAAAGTCAATTAAAAACAATAAGTC